CTTCGAGTTTGATTGCATCCTCTTCTTCGAGTATAATGAGACAGTCGTCTCCATTATCCACTAGGGAATAGTGCAGGTTTTTCCCCGCCATGTAGGAATAAACGCATGCACACATAATAAGACAGTTTCCACTCGCGGTATTCATGTCACCAGAGCAACGACAAGTAGCGGTGTACTTCACTTTCCCATCGGGGAGACTGGAAAAGCACTTATTATGAACCTGTTGGCGCAACAGGCTGGCTAAATCTTTACGCTCATAACCTGAGTAAAAGAGTAGCCAGATGGAATGTTCCCATCGCAGTAGGGCCTCTCCTACGTGCTGACCGAATCGGGAGGCATCAAGCCCGACTGCGACAGGATGGCGGTATTTTCCCCACTCCTCAACGATGACACCCGCAGTGCCATACGAATTGAGGCCTTTAGTGATCACGTGGGTCTGGTGGAAAACACTGGCGATCAAACGATATATTTTGTGTTCAAGATGTTTAAGATAACGTCCCACACGAACGTTAAACTCAGGGCTACGTGGCGAGATCATCCGAGGAACCAGGCGCTTCTCCAAGAAGGGGCCTAGCATCGTTACTCTCACTTTTTCATACTTCAGAAAAGACTTGATGTATGACCACGCAGGGTTATCCCCCTGCTGCTCCACCCTCGCTGCTGCTTTGGTATACATCTCCCTTTTCGAGCCCGTATACGATCCGACGAATTGCTCCGTGGAGATAGGGCTGGTAATGTTGATGCGTTTCCTTAGTAGCTTCGTGAATGGTGCAAGTTTGGCATTTATCCCACCGAGTTTGGGCTTGAACGGCAAAACATAGTCGCCTCCGATTTTATGGTAGTAGATCCTTTCCATAAGAGCGGTGAGAAAGTTCGGAAGCGTATTTGCGAACGTTATATAACTTTCTTCACCAAAAATGTTGCTCAGATATCTTCCCTTTCTTTGTTTATTTGGATTTAGGTCTCCTGCCCGCGTCTTGACGATACAACTTGGGTGGTGCAATTGTGTTCTCACTACTCGCCCATTGAAAAGATGCAGGCCTGTCAAAAAGCCCCTGGCGGAGTCGTCTCG